AGCGCCGACACTCTAAAAGTTAAAAATGACAATAAATATGTGACATTAAAATCACAATATAAGACATGAAATGTGAAGTCTTACATGGAGACTAAAAAATCATGGAATAGGAGGTGGCATTATGCCGAAATATAAGCAACCAAAAGACTCTACTCCTGAGTCAATAGAAAAGGCTTGGAGAGAACAGGGCGAAATAGGAGCGGTAAAAGCGTCTATAGTTAAATATGCTAAAGTGCTGGATATGACCGATAGCGGTAGAGATATAAAGCCGCTTGTTAGTGGGATGATGGAAATGGTCGATAGGCTAAAAGCACTTGAGTCTAGGGACAGTGAAGCAAAATCTGACGCACCATTGTTTAAGATTTTGAGGGCATCTAATGAATAGATGCGGTAATCAAAATCCGACATTCCATCATGCAGAGTCATATACAAAAACAGAGGGTGTATACGCTGTGCAATTATCGGAAAGCTATGACCTAAAGCCGCATCCATGGCAGGAGTTAATTTTAAATGATTGGCTTGCAGTTGATGATGGCGGAAAGCTTATACATAGCTATTGCGTTTTAGAAGTTTCGCGCCAAAACGGGAAAACGGGTGTAAGTGACCCGCGCGAAACGTGGGGACTTGTAAAAAGAGCTGAGTCAATATTGCATACAGCACAAGAGTTTCAGACAGCCAAAAAAGCCTTTGACAGATTGCGTAAAAAATTTGGAACCAAAAAAAATGACCCGTATGCAAAATATCCCGAGCTTAACGCATTGGTAGACCACTACACAGTTAGCGCCGGTCAGATGGTCTTAGACCTAATCAACGGTGGGCATATAGAATTTAGAACGCGCGGCAACAATTCCGACATGGGGCGCGGTGGTACATTTGACTTAGTTGTTATCGATGAGGCACAGGCTTACACGGAGGCGCAGGATGCATCGCTATCGCCGTTGAACTCGGCGGCTCCAAGTGGCTCACCACAAACCATATTGATGGGCACACCACCAATGCTAGAAAGCGGTGAAAAGGGCGGAATATTTGTAAGAGCTATAAACGCTTTTCATTCAAAGCCACAGCCACATTCATGTTTGCATCAGTGGAGCGAAGAAGAAATTGGTGATATCACTGATAAAGATAGATGGTATAAGGTCAATCCGTCACTTGGCTATCAGCTTTTGGAGTCTGCACTCGAAAAAGATTCTGTTAGCATGTCTCCAATAGTTTTTGCTCGTGAACACTTAGGATTAATGCCTAAAGCTTGCGAAAAGATTGATTACGCTATCCCGTCAGACTTATGGGATTCATGCGCAAGTGACGCACCAAAGCCCGATGGAAAAACCGCTTACGGAATCAAGTTTAGTGCCGATGGTGCCGAGGTTTGTCTGTGCGGTGCTGTTACAGACGCTTTGGGTATAACCCGCATATCCATGATTGATCGTAAGCCTATGGGGCTCGGCACACAATGGCTTGCTGACTGGCTTAATGTCAGATACAAGCAAGCGTCATGTGTTGTTATTGACGGGAAAAACGGTGTTGATGTGTTGATTGATAAAATATCGGATACTTGGAAGCTTAAAGGCTCAGTTATTAAGCCGACAGCAAAAGATGTTATCGCCGCCGCGTCATTAATCATGGACGGACTGAACGAAAACACGTTGACATGGTACAGACAACAGACCGACCTGAGAGACAGCGCTATTAACTCCACCAAAAGACCGATTAGCGGTGGTTGGGGGTTCGGTGGTGGTGACTCGACTCCGATAGAAGCATGTGCATTAGCACTATATGGTGTAAAGACAAGTAAGCGCGACCCTAGTAAGGTTATGCGTATAGGATAAGGGGAAAGCAATGATATTTAACTTAGTGCCTACGGAAGTAATAGGTTTACCAATTGCCGAACAAACACGGTTACAAGCACTTGTTGATACATTTTTGTATCATCAGTCTAAAAACCAAACAAAAAATAAATACTACGAGGGTAATATATCGCTCAGTAGCGTTAATCTCGGGATAGCATTGCCAGAGGGTTTGAAAGGCCTCGAAATCGGTTGCGCTTGGGGTGCTAAAACCGTTGATGTTTTAGCCGGGCGCTCAATGTTTGATGGCTTTGTTGGTGCTAATGGTAATGAGGTTGCTGAACTCGATAGTATTGTTATCAATAATGACCTAATAGCAGAATATAATAAGGCTTGCCGAGATGAGTTAAAGTTCGGTTGTACGTTTGCTACACTTTCCAAAGACCCGAAGATCGGATGTAAGATTCGCTTTCATTCGCCAATGACTGCCGCCGCAAAATGGGATGGTTCAAAAGGTCGCATTGATTGTGGCTTTGCAATTATTGACACTGAGCCGGATGATAATGATGAGTCTCTTTGGTCTCCGTCACTTATCAATTATTACACTGATACATCTGTATGGGTGCTAAAGCGTGATAATGGTGTATGGACAGCGACAGAGTACCGTCATAAGATGGGTAGACCTTTGATGGAAGCGCTTATCTGGAATGCCACAAGCAATAAACCATTTGGGCGGTCAAGAATCAAAGAACCCGTAAGGCGCTTGATTGATGGATACGTCAGAACAATCGCCAATGCAACAATCGGCTTGGAATTTGCAACAGCACCACAGAAATATCTCTTAGGCGTTACCGATGACCAATATGACGCACTGATAAATCAGAAATTTAAACAGTATGTCGGAAATATCCTTGCATCAACAACTAATCCCGACACTGGTGAGAAACCAACATTCGGGCAGTTGCCACAGGGTAACATTCAACCGCATGTCGAAATGATTCGTGTGCTTGCTACTCAGTTCAGCGCCGCCACGGGGTTATCTGTTACCGATACAGGTGTTGTGAATGATGCTAACCCGGCAAGTTCTGATGCGATTCTGGCGCAGTCTCAGACTCTTATCGGAATGGCTGAGCAACTTAATGTCGGAAATGGTGACGCTCTTAGGACTATAGCGCTAATGGCTACGGCTATCGCGAATGATGTTTCATTTTCCGACTTAACTCCAGAGCAGAGCGACGTGATTGCACATTTCAAAAATCCGGCTATGCCGACAGTCGCAATGACAGCGGACGCGGCCATTAAGATAGCAAGTGCAAGGGAGGCATTCGCTCAGACTGATACATTCCTTGAGATGATCGGCTTTGATAAGGCATCAGTAAGACGTATCAAGGCTCAGGAGCAAAGAGCAAGGGGCGCAAGTGTACTTTCCGAAATGGGTGTTGAGTAATGACTATATCTAAACGAGTATGGGAAAATTACATAAACGGTCTGACGCAAGTAAGCGATAAAGCCAAAGAACTGACGTTGGAATACTTATCAAAACATCCTATTGATACTTATGAGGATAGACAAGCGCTTATAGCTTTTTGCTATGGCATATCGGCAAAGTACGGAGAGGCGGCGGCTACGTTCGCTTGTCAGATGTATGATGTTGAGGCAGATTACGAGGGTGTAATTTTAGACCCTGCCGAACCCGCCGAACCCGCCGATTATAACGAGGTTGCTAAGACCGTTAATGGAACGCTTAAATACTTGCTTGCGGCAGAGGTCACAGCGGCGGCAATTGGTCGACTTGTTAAACGTTGCGGACAGGATACAACATTAAAAAATGCAATCCGTGATGGTGCTTTGTATGCTTGGATTCCGACAGGTGACACATGCCCGTTTTGCTTATCCATTGCCGCCGAGGGATGGAAAAAAGCTACACAGAAAGCACTTGCAGGAGGACATGCCGAACACATACACGGAAATTGTAATTGTGCTTACGCAATTAAGCATATCGAGGAAACAGATTACGCGGCATATAATCCCGATGAGTATAAAGAGATCATGAATGCGGCAGAGGGCAACACTAAAGAGGAAAAATTAAACTCTATCCGCCGCATAGCTTACAAGGAAAGCAAAGAACGTATCAATGCTCAGAAGCGGAGCGTATACGAAAAGCATAAGGAACTTGAAAGCTCCGAAGCTGAGGAAATAAACGTTAATTAAGCATCCTTACAAGGGTGCTTTTTTAATACAAATTTGAGCACCGACTCGTAAAACCGTGGAGGAAAAAACATGAGTGAAGTAACAAATACTAACACTACGGTAGTTACACCGGAAGAACCAACAACGGCACAGCCGGAAAAGACATTTACACAGTCAGAGTTAGATGCAATCGTCAAAGATCGTTTAGCTCGTGAGCGTGGTAAATACGCAGATTATGACGCATTAAAGGAAAAAGCGGCGCTGTATGACGAACGGGCAGAGGCAGAAAAAACCGAACTTCAAAAGGCTACGGAGAGAGCACAGGCACTTGAAGTTGAGTTAAACGGTATGAAAAAGGCTGAATCTATCCGGGTAATTCGTGAAAAAGTAGCGCGTGAGACTGGTATTCCAGCCGCGTCAATGTCACTTTTGACGGGTGAAACTGAGGAAGCTTGCACAGAACAGGCGAAACTCATTTTATCCATGATAACACCGAACGGATACCCACAGGTACCGGACGGTGGAGAAGTAACACACACAAACAAAGGAACAACCAAACAGCAGTTTGCACAGTGGGCGGCAGAGGCTTTTGGTTAATTTATTACGGAGGTTAATAATATGGCAGTTACAGGTGTACCAACAAACAGAACATCTATCAATCTTCCTGTTGACGTATCAAATGAAATTCTTCAGAAAACACAGGAATCATCCGCAATCATGAAGCTTGCAAGACAGATTGCACTCCCCGGCAGAGGCGCCGCAATCAATGTTATTACTGGTGACCCCGAAGCAGCTTGGGTAGGTGAGACAGAGGCTAAGCCGGTTTCCAACCCCGGACTTGATACTAAGATCATCAGAGCTTATAAGCTTGCGGTAATTGTTCCATTCTCAAACGAGTTCAGACGTGATGTTGCGGCTCTTTATGACGCACTCATTGAGAGACTTCCAAATGCACTCGGAAAGAAGTTCGATGAAACTGTATTTGGCAAGGTTAACGCTCCCGGCTCAGATTTTGACACTTTCGCAAACGTAACAGCTCAGGCAATTGGCGGAACACTCACATATGGCGGACTTGTTGCGGCTGATGGTGACATCGCTACACATGGCGGTATCATGAATGGTGTTGTCCTTGCTCCACAGGGTAAGTCTATTCTTCTTGGCGCTACTGATGAGAATAAGAGACCACTTTTCATCAATTCTGTTGCCGAGGGCGCAGTTCCTATGGTACTTGGTGCGAGAACTGAGATCGCAAAGGGCGCATATATTGCCGGAACATCACCCGCTCCAAATGTTGTCGGCTTTGCTGGTGACTGGACACAGGCTATTTATGGCACTGTTGAGGGTGTACAGATCGGTTACTCATCCGATGCAACACTTGTTGATGGCAATACAACAATCAATCTCTTCCAGCAGAACATGTTTGCAGTAAGAGCAGAGATCGAGATCGGTTTCCGCGCTGATACTTCTGTATTTAACGCTCTTACCGATGCAACATCTTGATGGTAAAGTTTATCCACAAAACAACCAATACTCCGATGTGGGTAGCGGATAAGCGTAAAGATGAATACTTGGCGGCAGGTCACAAGCTTGCCGCTGAGCTTTATGCGAAACCCGTTGAAGAGGCAGAGGTTGAAAGTCCTAAAGAAGAAAAAAAGAGATCAACCAAAAAGAAGTGAGGTAGTTATGGCATACGCAACAGTAACAGACGTTCAGAGCAGAACAACCCGCACGTTATCCGAGGCAGAACAGACTGTATGTGCTACTTTGCTTGATGATGCCGCGGTAAGGATAGATGCAACCGAAACAACCGCCAGCGATGCGGTAAAAATGATCGTTTCGTGCAATATGGTTATCCGCGCACTCGGAAACGGTGATATAGATGTGCCCGTCGGAGCTACACAAGGCTCAATGTCAGGACTCGGATATTCTCAGAGCTGGACAGTCTCAAACGGTTCAGTGGGTGAGCTGTATTTTTCAAAGGACGATAGGCGCTTGCTGAAGCTTGCAAATAAAATCGGTTCTTACTCACCTGTGCAGGAGTTGACGGGGGTGACGGAATGAAAGGCATGACTATACAAGTCCGTAATAACGTGCAAGTAGGGACAGACCCGTTTGGAGCACCAATCTTTGACGATGACTTTGTAAGTGTCGATGATGTGCTTGTGGGAAGTCCGACAACAGATGATGTAACTAACGCATTGTCGCTATACGGAAAAAAAGCGGAATATACATTAGGGATTCCAAAAGGCGATACACACAATTGGACGGATGTTGAAGTCATTATCCCTAATCCAATAACGGGCAATCCTGAAAGGTTCCGCACAATAGGATTTCCTAAAACGGGTATACAAGCAAATATCCCGTTGAGATGGGGCCAGAATGTAATGGTGGAACGCTATGAGTAAGGTTGTTAAGTTCGAGCTGAATCACGCAGGAGTTAAAGAGTTGCTGAAATCCGATGAAATGAAAAGCGTATGCGAAAGTTATGCAAGACGTGCGCTATCGGGTTTAGGCGCTGGTTACTCCGTAAATACTTATGTCGGAGCCAACCGATGTAACGCAGAGGTGACAGCCGACTCAGACCAAGCAAGGCGCGAAAACAGCCAAAATAACACAATTCTAAAAGCACTAGGGGGTTAAACGATGATCGAAAAAACAATATTGGATTTTCTGAATGACTCGGAAGCACTCCCGACAGCTTACATGGAGATTCCGACAAACCCGCCAAAACGATTTATTATCATCGAAAAAACTGGCGGCTCAGAATCGAACCATATAAAAAGAAGTACATTCGCTATACAGTCTTATGCTGAATCTTTATATCAGGCGGCGGCATTGAATGAGTCCGTCAAGGCATGTATGCTTGATGACTTGATAACCGTTGATGAGGTCGCAAGTGTGAGATTAAATAGCGATTACAACTACACAGACTCAGAAACAAAAAGATACCGTTATCAGGCGGTATTTGACATTACACATTATTAAGGGGGTATACCATGAATACAGCGTCAAATGTTAGTGCTGGTAAGCCTAAAATCACAGGTGCAATTTATGCGGCACCTGTCGGAACAACTTTGCCGACAGATACAACCACAGCACTCAACGAGGCTTTTAAGCCGCTTGGTTATTGTTCCGAGGACGGACTTGTTAACAGCACAGATTTACAGTCCGAGAACATTAAGGCATGGGGCGGCGATACCGTTCTTTCCGTTCAGACATCAAAAGATGATACTTTCAAGTTTACACTTCTTGAAATCCTCAATCTTGATGTATGCAAGTTTGTTTATGGAAATGATAACGTAACAGGAGCTCTCGATACAGGTGTTACTATCACAGTAAACAACAAAGAGGTTGATGAGGCTGCACTTGTTATCGACCTTATTCTCCGCAATAACACAGCGAAGAGAATTGTTATTCCTGATAGTAAGCTGTCAGACCTTGGAGACATCAACTATGTTGATAACGATGCTGTCGGATATGAGACAACAATGACTTGTATGCCGGACGCAAGCGGAAATACTCACTACGAATACATCAAACGTGCTTAATCGGGTGGTAAAACTATGAAAATCATCACAAAAAGTGGGTTCAAGTGCTCTGTTAATGAGAACATAATAAAGGATTGGCGCTTTATAACGCTCACATCCCAGATTGCAAAAGCAAGCGACGAAATTAGCGTAATTGATAACGTTAACAAGGCGCTTGTTTTTATATTGGGCGAAAAAGACACTCAGAAGCTTATCGAGCATGTTGCAAAAGCTGACGGTATAGCAGACGTGAAAAAAGTAATCGGAGAATATAGCGAAATTCTGACAATACTCAAAGATCAAGTAAAAAAATCTCAGTCCTTATCGGAATGATTGCGCTCGATGAGGACGCACTTATATGTGATTTTGCTGAGTTTTACCACATTTATGACTATAAGTCATTCCCGGTAGATTACATTGCTACACTTGCGGACGGTCTGAGGAATAACGCACGTATCAAGCTTAAACTCATGGGGCTGGAGATTGACATTAACACGCTACTCCTAGCACATATCGCCGATAGTTGCGCAATCAATTTTTATGCTAAAACCAAGGACGCAAAGTCCGGCAGAAATAGACCGAAGTCAATGGTGGAAGCATTAACGGCGAAGAGTGAAAAGCAATACAAGCAATTTGATACCGGGGATGACTTTATGCGCGAATGGAGGTTAATAAATGGCAACTGAATTAGGTAAAGCCTATGTGCAGATTATTCCATCGGCGCAGGGTATAAGTGGATCAATTGAAAAAGCAATCGGCGGAGAGGCAACAAGTGCCGGAAAGAGTGCCGGGCTTAACCTAGTAGGCGCGTTAAAGGGCGTTATAGTTGCTGCCGGTATTGGCACAGCTATAAAAGCATCATTAGACGCGGGTGGCGCCTTACAGCAGTCATTCGGCGGTTTGGATACCATTTACGGTGAAGCATCCGAAGCGGCTAAGAAATATGCGTATGACGCGCAGCAAGCCGGAATAAGCGCAAATAGCTATGCAGAGCAAGCAGTTTCATTCGGTGCATCTTTGAAGCAGGCTTTCGGCGGTGATACTACTAAGGCAGTTGAAGCGGCTAATACGGCAATTATGGATATGACCGATAACGCCGCAAAGATGGGTACACCCATCGAAAATATCCAAAACGCCTACCAAGGTTTTGCAAAGCAGAACTACACAATGTTGGATAACCTTAAATTAGGTTATGGCGGCACGAAAACCGAAATGGAACGTCTACTTGCAGACGCAGAGAAATTAACGGGCGTTAAGTACGACATTTCAAACTTAGGTGACGTTTATGAAGCTATTCACGTTATACAAGGTGATTTAGGCTTAACAGGCGTTGCGGCGGCAGAAGCAAGCGAAACGTTTACCGGATCATTCGGCGCCATGAAAGCGGCAGCAGAAAACCTTTTAGCAAACCTTGCATTAGGTGAGGACGTAACCGCAAGCATGGAAGCGTTGGGGGGCAATCTTTCAGCATTTATCTTTAATAACCTTATACCGATGCTGACTAACATCGTTATGTCAATTCCTGATTTGCTTATCGGCGCTTATGAGGGTATGTTGCCGGCATTCATGGAAAGCGGCACAAATACCGTAAATCAGTTGATAGACGGTATCATGGAAGCGGTGCCAGGGCTAGTCGATACGGCAAATGAAATGATGGATAACTTCATCAATTTTATCGATTCCGACTTAGACGGGCTACTTAATGAGGGCGTGGCAATGATTACGAACATTGTAAACGGATTATTGCAAAACTTACCGTCGCTAATATCAACAGCCGGACAACTTACGGCAAAATTTCTTGAAGTTATAATGCACCTTTTACCACAGCTATTAAGTGCGGGTGCCGATTTGATAGTTAATCTTGTAAAGGGAATTGTAAACAATTTCCCGCATATAGCATCCGCAGGTATAGACGCTATGAAAACGTTGCTAACAACTATTGCAAATAATCTCCCAGAGTATTTACAAAAAGGTATTGAGATTATCGGCAAACTTGCAACCGGAATTATCCAAGCGATACCGCAGGTTGTTTCCGGCATGGGGCAAGTAATAAGCAAAGCGAGAGAAGCATTTACAAGTGTTGATTGGGGCACAATCGGCAGAAATATCATTGACGGTATAGTTAGGGGTATTTCGAACGCAGGAAGCTCATTATTTAGTGCACTGAAAAACCTTGCGTCGGATGCACTGGACGCGGCAAAGAGCGCGTTAAAAATCGGTTCACCGTCTAAGGTATTCGCAGATCAAGTTGGCCAATGGATACCGGCAGGAATTGCCGAGGGTGTTGAGGATAACATGAGTACGTTGTCCAAGAGCATCGGCAGTATTTCGAGCATGGCAACGATTGACGGAGCTACATTGTCGAGTGCTCATAGATACGGGGCAACTCTTGCACAGAGCACAAGCGGTGGAAATGTTATAAATATGACGATTTACGGGGCAAAAGGACAGAGTGAAACCGAGTTAGCAGAAATCATTTCACGTAAGATTAACGCACAGGTTAATCGGAGGAGTGCGGCATGGGCATGATAAGAAATTACTTTATCCTTAATGGAAAAAGCTCAACGGATTTTAATTGCTATATCGCAAAGTCTCGTGCTTTTGATGGTGCGGAGCCGGATGTTGAGTCTATCGAAATCCCCGGAAGAAACGGTGAATTGACATATAGCAATAACCGTTTTAAACCGTTTACGGACGAAATAGAAGCGTACATTCCAAGGAATATGCAAGAAACAATAGACGGACTTAGAGCATGGCTGTCAAATAATAAATCATTTGTAAGGTACGAAGAGGTTTTGCATCCTGATGAGTTTCGACTTGCAAGGTTTAGCGGCGCTTTTGAGGTCTCCGAGTCAGATCATAAAGGTGCGGCGCTGACATTACCATTTACTTTTCAGCCTCAAAGGTTTTTAAAATCTGGGGACAATGTAAATGTCTTGACCTCAAATGGGAGTCTATTTAATCCGACTTACTACGATGCAAAACCATTGATTCGAGCATACGGCACAGGAAGTTTTAACATAAATGATATTACGGTCACAATTAATAGTGCAAATCAATATACTGATATTGATTGTGAGATAATGGACGCTTATAAGGGTTCTACAAACTGTAATAATAACATCGTGTTAAGTTCATTTCCAACATTGAAATCGGGAACAAACACAATCACAAAAACAGGGATAAGCAGATTGGAAATAACACCTAGATGGTGGACGGTATAAGAGGGAGTTAAAATGATACCTATTTTATACGAGAAAAATGAAACATCATTTACCACGAACGGAATCGGGCGATTGATGGACACTACAAGATGTATCTGCACAGAAGAACGAAACGGTGAGTATGAAATTGAATTTGAATATGCTGTAAGTGGTAAGCTGTTCAATGAAATCAAGCACAGCAGAATTATAGTTGTAAAACCATCACAGAATGAACAGCCACAAGCGTTTAGAATTTATAAGATAAGCAAACCGATGATGAATGGAATTATCACGGTCAATGCGCATCATATAAGTTATCAGTTAAATAACATACCTGTATCGCCATTTAGTGCATCATCGTTGGCGGTTGCGTTACAGATGCTAAAATCACATAGTATGGAAAGTAATCCTTTTACGTTTACTACTAATAAATCATCAACAGTAACGTGCGGAGCAACTACCCCGATTATGTGTCGTGCAATGATGGGCGGACATAAAGGCTCATTGTTAGACAGATACGGCGGCGAATGGCGATTTAATAATTACACTTGCGAATTATTAAATGCAAGAGGTTCAGACAATGGCGTTACAATTCGATATGGAAAAAACCTCACAGATTTGGAGCAGGAAGAAAATATAGAAAACACATATACTGGAATCGTACCGTATTGGCAAGCAAGTGATTCTGATGAATGTGTTTATGCAAATGCAGTGCAATCATCAGCGGCAGGGAATTTCCCATTCCATAAAACAGAAATAGTTGATTTTAGTCAGAATTTTGATGTAAAACCAACGACCGCACAGCTTACGACTATCGCACAACAATATATCAATAACAATAATATCGGGCATCCTGTTGTAAGTCTTGATGTGAATTTTGTAGACCTTGCAAACACTGAGGAATACAAAGATATTGCACCACTTGAAACAGTTTCGTTATGTGATACAGTTACAGTAATATTTGAGAAGTTAGGGATATCAGAAAAAGCGAAAGTTGTAAAAACAGAGTATGATGTACTTAACGAAAGATATGAGTCTTTGCAGATTGGTTCGATTCAGACAAGCCTTGCGACTACTATTGCATCACAAGGAACGGCGATTGAGGAAAGTCTAGCAAGTGCAAGAGAATTTACAAGAGATGCGACAGGTTGGTTGACAAACGGGGCAGGCTATGTAATCGCAAATAAAAATGCAGATGGTTCTTGGAAAGAATTATTGTTTCTTGATAAACCGACAACAGCGGCGGCAACAAAAGTTCTGAGGATTAATGAAAATGGCATAGGATTTGCAAGTGGTGCGGCAGGAACATTTGATTCGTGGGTTTACTATCAAGCGTGGACTCTTGACGGTCATTTGTCATTGGGCGGAGTTAATAATAGCTTTGGATTTTTACAATTACTTAATAATCTCGGCGCTGAAATTGGAAGATGGGATAATGAGAGAATACGGTTTTATGATTCTGCTAACAAATCTCAAGTAACAGTTGGCGGAACTATTGCAGGAATTAGAGTAGAGGACAAGGGCGGAATATATGCCGACCGAGTTGATATTGAGCAGGGTACGATTAATGTTAGAACCGATTACGGGAACAATGAAGTATATGAATCATCAATGAACGGTGCAGGATTTACGGCATATGGTGAAAATGATGATGCGGCTAGTATGAGCAGTAGTGAAGTATCTGTCACAGATGGCACAAACACATCAGAAGTAAGAGCCGATGGTTTTTATGAAAATGGTGAAAAACTGAAAGTCGAAACCACAGGCTACACAGGAACACTTGATGATGTTTGTACTGACATTGATGTTGACTTTGAAAACGAAGATTATTCTGCAACAGTGCATAATCTTGTTTTTGAAAACGGTCTGTTAGTAAGGATTGAGTAAGGGGGTATAGATGGAAACACAATATATTAGTCTTAATATGACACCAACGGGAGTTAATCCTTGCTTTCATATATCACAGTATGATGTGGGTAGAATGTTAGGTTTTATCGTGCATTCGGGTGGAGCGACAGTTGACCTAGACACATATACTTGTACTATCGAAGCCACTCGGAGTGACGGAACGGCGATAACATCAGCGGTTGCAACTACTGATAACATTGGCACATTTGAAGTAACACCAACTATGTCAAATAAAGCTGATAAATATAGATGTCAGCTCGTCATTGTAGATGCAAATTCAAAGAGAATTGCATCGTTGCCGTTTGACATGGAAGTTACAAAAGCGGCAATGGATGAAAATTCCGAAGCGATTGAGGAAGATAAAACTTTATATCAGCAATATACCGAAACGGTTCAAAGTACATTTGCAGAAATTCGCTCAGATTTAAAAGATGAAGTTACAGCAAGAGAAAACGCAGAAGTTTTTGTAACTCCTGAAATGTTTGGAGCGGTTGGAGATGGAATTACAAATGACCATGACGCATTAGCAAGCGCATTCGCAACAGGCAAACACGTGCGCGGCAAGGACAATCACACATACTATTGTGCAAGTAATATTGACAACAATATTTGTAAGCATGTGTCAGACTTAAAAATTCAAATGCCGCCAATGACAATATTGGCTTTCCATGCTGATGGTTTTCTTATGGAAGATTGTACATTTGACCATACCGACGATTTCTTAAACATAACAGGCAGAGGACAATTTTTGATCGGTTGCTATGGCGATAATGTAGAAATAGTAAATTGTCATTTTTACAATACGGTTTCGGCAATCTTTTTTGGGTTTGAGCAAACAAATGTAACTGTTAGAAATTGCATGTTTAATAACATTAAACAGTCACCAACAGCTATGACTACGGGCGTAAATGGATACGGTATCGTTACCGACTCAGTAAAAAATCTATTTGTCAGCAACAATAAATTCATAGATGTCGCAAGACATGCTGTTTATATTTCGCATTCTGACGATGAATATCAAATAACACAAAAAGCTATTATATCAAACAACTACTTTGAGCTCACTGATAGAGAAAGCGATAAATATATAACCAATTATGAAACACAGATAATGTGTAGAGAATGTGTACTGGCAAAAGTCACAGACAATACATTTATAAATATCTATGGTGGTTGTTTTACATATGGCGGCGATGATGATTTTGCGCACTCAAATCTAATATTTAGTGGTAATACCGTTAAGAATTTTTGGGTAATATCAAATTATAATTATTACGGTGTTGTAAACATCAATACGACAACCGATGTCGAAAGAGACCTGTCTATTAATAATAATACAATCATTAATTGTGAGGGAACTATATTAAACGCAAATCACAAGTTTAATTTATGTGATATCCGCAATAACAATATCAGCACTTCCAATTTTTTAGTTGTATTTTCGAGAAGTGTTCCTGGTACAGAAACTTACAGCAAATTTACATTGACAGATAACAATGTTAAGACATCAGCAGCAATTCTGCAACTTAACAATAACCTTACTGATGTACTGATAAAAGGAAATAGATTAGACTGTTCATCGGATAATACCTTTCTTGTGGCTAACAGTGGTAATGCTTATACATGTAATAAATACATATTGGACTCCAATGTCATTACGAGGTTGGATTTAACTTTTAAGAATTGTACTGATGTTCTTTTAATAAACAATGTAAATACAAACAGTACCATTGTCGATGGAAGTACTAACAGTGCATTTGCTATGTATGGAAACATAAATATTAAAAGGTATGGTGCAAACGATACGCAACCGCTAAATTTCTTTTTTGACGTTGCAGGAAATACTATCAATGAAG